GACCTGGGGAGTATCGAAACCCCTGGATGCGAAGACCGTATTAGCATCAAATTTAAATAAAAGTATTGCAAAGTAAGTAAGTATAACCAATGCTATGATAAGGCAATCTCTGCAAGAGCAAAGATAATGAATAGCAATAAGGAATGTTTAATAATATAATAAGTATTGTTAAAAATATGGGAAATAGAAAAAAAGAAAAACAAAGTAAACCAGATAATTTTTTGGGGAAAATTGTAACAGCCATGAGTTCAATCCGAATCGATGGTAAGCAGGAGAAGAAATATAGGCGTAAGCCACAATTTACAAAGACTGAAATGGCTACTAATAATATCAAGACAATAACTAGAGATGTTGGAAGGGCCAAATATAAAGGTAAAGCTAATAGACATTCTGTGATCCAGAGTCTAAGTAAGAAAACTTTGCCATATTATGAGATAGAAACTAGTAATAATAAAGCTTTGGGGTGTATTAAAGGGATAGTAGTACCATCAGGTCATGGTAAATCTTCAATGTGCAGATTAGAGGGCTGGATAGACATAGATAGTTTAGTATGTGCACCTAAATTGGCCGAGTTGAGAAGTGAGGCTTATGATAGGATGGAAAATGGTTATAGCTTTACGGAGGCATTTGAACCAATTAATCAAATGGCAAAGAAAACGTTAAATTTATTACAGGCAAGTAAAAATACCATTTTACTGGCACACTCATTTGAATCATTAATTACATTAGGTATAGACATTGCTGGTGCAGTATGCTTAAGTGAGGAAGTTTTAAATGATAACGTACATAATAGAAGTGAATTAGAGAGAGAAGTGGCCAGGGCAAATAGAGAGAAGGTTCTTAGTTACAGAGACGGACCAATAGATATATTTGAAGCTGGGGACCAGTCAGAATTGCTTTGGTATATATATAGTGTATGTGATGTGCTTAATATAGAAACCGGAGCACCTCGTGATTTTGAAATGGAATTACCAAGTTATATGCCCGATCATATAGGACGAGGTACAAAAGTGGAGTTAGATGAGCTGATAAAATTATATGAATGTGGGAAGTCGACGAAGGCAATAGTTGATTACCAAGTGAATCTAGAGTACGGCAGGCCATATAGAGGGTTCGGATTTAATATGAATGATTGGGCGAAAGCAGCTTCCGTTGTAACTTCAACATCAAATTTTTTACCTAATGATAGTGATTGGATACCTAAACCGCTATCAATTGAGAAGTTATCTAAAGAGTTTGATCTGTCAGAGCATAAAGATATACTTGATTTGATATCTATACATGGAAAAGAACATGAGAGATTTATAATTAGCGTGGTATCACATTGGAAAGCGATAGGTTGTATTAACAACGTAAGTGGTAAGCTGTATGAGCTATATAAAATAAAAAGAATCTTTTGGCCATCAGTTTTCCAAAAAATAAGACATGGCGTATTAAATAGCAATGAATTATTTGGAACTGAGCTAACTATATCGGAAAGAGAGGTATTGCTGAACATGCATGTACTATCAGTAGGTAATAGGAGACAGCTGGTTTCACGATTAACAGACAAGCGAGTAGCTTATCCTAGTAAGCCGATTAGCAATGAAATGTTAGAGGGAACTAAGAAGCAAATATTAGAATTAAAATTTGATGTTGCTGATATGACAGCTGAAGCAAGAGCATGGGGTGAGCTGGTGTTATGTAATGCAAAAATATCTCTAAAAAAAGAAACAGTCAAGGATCATGTGCTATATGGATTGTGGTATGAATTAACGAACCGTTGGCATGGAACTAAAGGTGGGGACTTAGCCCTAAAAAGCATACTTAAGAGAGTAAATTCGGACTGGTATTTACTAGCATCATCATGTGATGAGTGGACGGAAGGTGTTAGAAATATACTGAGTATGAAGTGCGATAATAGTAGCATAGGCCATAGTGTAGGGGCAATGTTATCATGCAACTTAGAAGATGAAGCAGCACATGAAGAATGGAGTATGAAAGTATGCAGAGCGATAAAAGGGTTTATAGTGTGTGGAATAATAATAGGAAATGATAAGGCGAAGATAATGATGGAACAAACACCATACCATGTTAAACCCTCAATTGTAGGTATAACTGAAAAAGAAATATGGCGAAGAATAGCAAAAAGTAAGATACCGAAAGGTGCGCTAGATTACCTGGATTATAATGGAAATAATTATTTCCAACATGTGATGGAATTGAATAAATGGAAAAATAGTAGTACTATTATGATAATGGAAATGATTAATGTAAGAAGCTGGTTACCTGACGCTAAGCCTATTAAATATATGAGTATATTATATAATTGGTTGGTCAAAGGCAGGTGTGGAATGGTTGATGTTGTGTATGACAGTATGATAAATATGCATTATAAGTTGATATACGGCTGTGATAGCTCAAAAGAGCGGCTGGAAGCATTTAAAAATTTAGATCATATAGGGCAGAGCTGTGGTGGCTTAGGTTTAATGGATCATATTAATTTAAAACAAATATGGGACGGAAAGCGGAATATAAAGTTGAGCGAAAGACACGAATACAGACCTAAGAATACAGTAAGTTCAGAGAATCTGGATAAAGCATGTTATAACTTTAACAGCTATGAGTGGAGTGAGAAGTATGTAAGTAGCAAATCACTTGCGTTAGGAGGTTTAGTATATAATATACTTACAAACTGCACAAGTAAGGAGTCTATGCTGATGCAGATTGAAATGTCTATATAAAATACATGTCCGAAACGACAATAAACTAGTGTGAGTTATTTTGTGAGTTCAAAGTAGAATAAGTACGAGATAATAGCAGACTAAAGATGAGTTATTTTGAGAGGTTAGGAGTAGAAGCAGATAAAGCTAATACCCGTGAGTTTTAAAATAAAGTGC